CTTGAGGCTGCTAAAGAACAACTAAAAGCAGTAGATATCATTGATGCAGTTATTAAAACCTTCGTATGGATGGCCGAGACTGGTTGGCAAGTCTTTTCTGAACGCTCTCTTGCTCCCTTATTATATGGGGATGCGAAGATGAGAGTTTATAATGAGAAAGCTGATTATGTTTTGGCCCACGCCGATTCTGCGTGTGCTGGAAATGTTCCAAATATGAACGATTATGAAAAGAAACTCGATGAAGTGCTAGAGATAACTATCTCTTACAAGAAAGCACAACCACAGGGCCCAACAGCTCTATGGCTTCAGAAGAGATATTCAGAATTGGTTGGAATAAAAGTACGCTTGATTGCCAAGCGCCGCAACACGAACATTCGTTTTTCTCCTATTGGATGGAGTTTATTTGGCGATACAGGAGTCGGTAAGTCCACCTTGTCGAAGATCACCATGAAAACTAGCTTAACAGCTATGGGTTTTTCTGCTGATCCGGAGAGAATCATTGTCCTTGATCCAGATGACAAATATGATTCTACCTACACCACTGACATTGAAGGAGTTGGAATCGACGATTTCGGGAACACAAAGTCTGCTTTTGTAGACAAACCTCCCGTATCTAAAGTGACAAAGTTTTTCAATAACATGGCAGCACAAGCCGTGAAGGCCGAATTGCAAGAGAAAGGAGTTGTTTTTATCGAGTTTAAATGTGGAGTTATCACTACCAATGTGAGAGACTTACTTGCTCGAGAAGTTAGCAACTGTCCTGAATCTATTTTGCGACGCTTTCATCATGTTTCAGTACGTGTGAAACCAGAGTTTCGTAAACCCGGTGGCTTGTCTTTGAATGATGCACATCCTGATTTACAAGATTGTGATTTGACAAAAGACATTTGGGAATTGGACATTTCTGAGTGTGTCGTTTTCGAAGGTGCTACTGGTAGAACCAGCTGGAATTTCGAAATTATGACTGTTGTAACATTAGACGGTCGAAAATTGCGATGCGAAAATCTTGGTCTTGACGACTATCTTGATGTGATTGTTGCGCTTTCGAAGCGACACAAACGCGTTCAAGAGTCAGTTGTGAAACGATCAAACGATTTCGATAGCATGACGATGTGTCGCGTGTGCTGCAAGCCTACACCGATGTGCAAGTGTGTGGAGAAGACGATTGAACCTCATGCATTAGACTACATATCAGATACTGTGAAGGATATTGTTGTCAATGCGTGCAAGAACTATTTCAATTCGTTTTTCAAACCCTGGGGGTTGATCAATTCAGTTGTGGGTTATGCGCCAGTGCGTTCACTCACGACGATGACGTTGACAAAAGAGTTGACCAGAGAGATTGACAGAAATGTAACACCTTTTTTCATTGCGATTACTCCAGAGTGGTTATATAGAACATCTGTGTTTCAGAGATCTCTAGTTACTTGGAGGAGAGCCGCCGGATTGTATGATACGAGGAAATATGTCAAACTTGGAGCCATTGTCACTGGTGCGTTTTTTGCACGTGGACTTGTGACGCGTCAGCGTCATTATTGTTATGGTTCTTTGTATGGAGCTTTTCTTGGATCTGCTGTCTTGCAATGCTTTTATCAGCAACGTGTGAGATGTTATGAAGATGAATATGTGAAGCGTCGTGACGCTTTACCTGTTTACGCTCAACGCATCAGAGATGGCGTAGTGCCGAAGTTTGCACTGTTTTCCGCTACACTAATGGTGGGAGTTACGATGATTCGATTGTGGAACACTAAGCGCATTAATTCTGCGGATTTTTCACCTGACAGTTTGAGTGATCCCACCAAGATGGATGACAAACCAGGTTGGTTCGGGCATATCTTTCCGAAGTTTGGATTGAATAAGACTGCTCAAGCTGAATCAAAAACTGCTGTCACATCTCAAGTGATGAAAACACTGCAAAAGAATTGTTTCTGGGCAGAGTTCGCTCGTTCAGATGGAACAAACACTAGGTGCAATATTTTCTTTCCAAGAAAAGGAGTAGCTTTATTTCCGCGTCATATTTTTTATAAAGACGCTGATTTGAGTTCGACTCCTGTTCCGTATGTGTCAGCCACTGTAACACGCAATAACAAGAACGCAGGTGGCGTTTTTACTTTTGTTGCAGAATTATCGAGTTGCGAAGTTTTTAAAGAACTCGACTTGGTGATGGCATTTGTTCCAAATTCGCCAGACATTAAAGATTCTTCAAAATGGTTACCAACTAAGTTACCGAGTGGCATTTCTTTAGCCACTATGTGTGCACGAGATACATCTGCTGAGATTAATGCAGACAATGTTTCAGTAACAATGGGGCGTGTTGGTCATCGTTATTTAGATTTTTATGGCGGTAGTTACGAAACACATTTGGCTCAGAATGGAGCTTGCATGGCGCCTGTTATCGCCGATGTGAAAGAACCAGTAATTCTTGGTTTTCATATTGGTGGCAACACGAAGACAAAATAGGGTATTCTACAAACGTTGACATTGCCTATGTACAAAAAGGCAGTTCAATTGTTGATGAAGAAACCCGGTGTTTTGATTTCTGCGCATGCTACTGATGTTCCGTGTGAACAGTGTGACAAACCAGTTCTCCAATCAAGTGAAGTTCATCCCAATGCAAAATACGTTTTGAATTTACCCTCTACAGCGTACGTTGAAGTGTTGGGATCTACACGGTTGAGGACGGTTCAGAGAAGTCAAGTTGGAAAATCTATACTGAGTGATTCTGTTGAAAAACATTGCGGAGTCCCGAACATTTGGGATAAACCGAAAATGACACCAAACTGGAGAGCTTTCAATGCTACTTTGGAACATATTGTTAACCCTGCGTTAATGTTTGTACCGAGTAAGTTAGAGAGAGCTCGCCAAGATTGGTTGAAACCATTGTTGATTTTGATGGATGAGTATGTGAAACAAGAGGACTTTCGTCCACTAAATGCGAAAGAAACTATTCTAGGAATTGATGGAAAAAGATTTTTGGACGCCATACCTATGGATACTGGGATGGGTTTTCCTGTTTTCGGTCAAAAACGCCACCATTTCGAGGAAATAAGAGATGGAGAGGTATTAAAAGAACGTATTCCGGATGAGCTTGTTACGAAAGAACATGAGCGCCAGATGGCGTGTTGGAAGAAAGGTGAAAGAGCTTATCCAGTTTTTTCCGCCACTCTTAAAGATGAGCCTACGCCTGTAGATAAGGATAAGGTTCGTGTTTTTCAAGCTGCGCCAATTGCTTTTGGTATGCATATCAGGAAGTATTTTTTACCTGTTGCACGTTTTTTGTCAATGCATCCACTTGTTTCAGAGAGTGCTGTGGGCATAAACGCTTTTTCCCCCGATTGGGATGAGCTGATGAGTTATGCTCACAAGTTTGCTACTGATGGACAAGTTATTGCATGGGATTATTCGAAGTACGATGTTCGAATGAATTCGCAAATGACGACAGCTGTACTACTGAG